CTCGCTTATAAAACAACTTCAGCCATTACTTAAAAAAAACAGATTATTATTGTTACAGCCAATTGAAGAAGATATGGTTTATTCTAAAATAATTTGTATTGACGGAACTGGCGGAACGGTAAGTGCCTTAAAATTGCCAGACATTAACGATCCCCAAAAGCTTGGATCTGCTATCACTTATTATAGAAGATATACATTAGCTTCATTACTTGGGTTACAAGCTGTTGATGATGATGCTAATATAGCCTCAGGAAAGCAATTTAATAAACCTATTGCACAAACTAGAAAACCAGCGGAAAACTGGAAGCCTTAATGTTATGGAACGGCAATACTGTAAAATAAAAAAAACATATAACAAACAATCAAATATAAATAAAAATGGAAATACACGGAGTAATAATACAGAAACAAAAGGAACCAACGACAGGGGTCAGCAAAGCAGGCAATGAATGGAAAAAACAGAGCATCGTTGTTAATACAGGTGGTGACTACCCACAACTTTTACAAGTTGATTTTATGAATGATAAATGCGACCAGCTTAATGAATTTAATACTGATTCAGAAGTTACGGTTGCAATTAACCTAAAAGGCCGCGAATATAATGGGAAGTACTATACGAACATTACAGGATGGAAGGTTAGTAAATATAACGAGGAAGTTAGTAGCGCAGATCAAAACCCAGCGCGTGACGATGATTTTTTACTTTAATTTAATACAGGGGGCTAACGCCCCTTTTTTTATGCTTAAAAATTTAAAAGAAGGAGAAGAGTTTCCAGATGATTTTTGGAATTATAGAATAAACCATATATTAGGGTACAGGTATGACTATAAAGAACGTAACTTAAAAAAAGAAGAAAGGAAATATACAAGATGATAGCACACACAAAGAACATAAAAGACAAAATATTAGATATAAAATATGGAAGAATAAAGGAAGGTTTAAAAATTGGTGTTCCTGAGATAGATGAATACCTACGTTTTAAAAAAAGTAATTTTAATTTAATTATTGGCCACGCTAACGTCGGTAAAACTACTATTATAATTTACCTTTTTGTACTGTGGGCAATAAAACACAAATTAAAGTTTTTAATATGGTCAAGTGAAAACACGCCTCAAAGCATAGTAAGAAAAATTATAGAGTTCAAAATGGGTTTACCAATACAAGAAGCAAGCGAGCAGCAAATAGCAGACGCGATTAATTGGTGTGACTTTCATTTTAAAGTAATTGACGTTGAAGAACTTTATACTTATAAGCAACTAATGAAGGAGGCAGAACTAATAAAAGAAGCTTGGGACTACGACGCCTTATTAATTGACCCTTATAATAGTTTAAGTAAAGACCCAAAGCTGCAAAAGCTTACAGGTAATTCACACGACTATGACTATCAAGTTGCTAGTGAGTTTAGGCTGTTTGCCAAAAAACAAGAAGTGACAGTTTTTTTAAATGCTCACGGAGTTACAAATGCCTTGAGGCAAGTACACCCAAGCGGCCACGAATATCAAGGGTTACCAAAGCCGTTATCAATGGGTGATGTTGAAGGCGGTGGCAAATGGGGTAACAGGTCAGATGACATCATTTGTATTCATAGATATACAGGTCACGCATCAGATTGGATGTATAGCATATTAAGTATATTAAAAGTAAAAGAGAATGAAACTGGGGGCAGACCTACCCCTTTTGATGAGCCAATAAAGTTAAGAATGAAAATTAATAACGTTGGTTTTGATTTTATGGGTAAGGATTTACTTAAAACAAAAAAAATTAAAAAACTTGAATTTTGATAATTATTTTTCTATTTATTGTGCTTTTATTAATTTGTGTTATTATCGGTCATATTAATAATGCAGATATTATAATAAGCCCGATAAAAGGTATGATGTTTGGGGTGTTATATCATAAAGAATTTTATATAGATGAAGACGAACATACTATACAATTATTAGTCTTTATTTTTAGTATTAATATAATATGGATAAATCGGCTGAATGGCTAAAGTACGCGGCTAAAGATCATAAGAAGTGGATTAAAATTGTTAATTCATTTGGTAAAACTAACGTCGCAGAAGATATAGTCCAGGAGGCTTATATGGTTTTATATAAATATACTGATGAAGAAAGCATTGTACATAATGGCAGGGTTAATCAGGGATATATGTTTTATACTTTGCGCTCTGTATTTTATCAATATCACAAGGTTAAAAAACGAATACAGGTTACAAGTATTGACGATGAAGAGTTTTCAACGCAAATACCAGACTATAATCAAATGGATGAAGAAGTAGGTTACGGAGCTTTTTTAAAACTAGTTGATAAAAGTATGGAAGAATTTAATTGGTATGACAGAAAGCTTTGGAAGTTGTATAGTCAGACAGATATGTCAATTAGAAAAATAGCAGCTGAAACGAATATTAGTTGGGTTAGTATATTTAATTCTTTAAAAAATATAAAACAAATATTGAAGAATAAATTAGCTGAAGATTATGAAGATTATAAGAATGCAGATTATGAATTATTAAAATAGTAAAATGGAAAAACCAAAAGACAAACGGACTAAAGAATATAAAGAGTGGAAAAAGAAGTTTGACAACGATAGTAAAGGTGTAGGCGATACGGTTGCTAAAATTACTGAGGCAACTGGTATAAAGAAAGCTGTGAAGTTTTTAGCTGGTGAAGATTGTGGCTGTGACGAAAGAAAAGACAAGCTAAATAAAATATTTCCATATTATAGACCTAATTGTTTTACTGAAGAAGAGTTTAATTACATAGGCAAAAAGATTAAAACAGTAACGAGCAGAATAGAGCGTGATGACGTGCCTAAATTACTTAATATATATAACAGGGTATTTAATGACAACAAACAGGCCACAGCTTGCGACAGTTGTTTTGTGAATGGTGTTTGGGCAAAGTTAAAGACAATATATAAGCAATACGAATAATTGAAAGAAGAAGAACTTTTTAATTATATTACTGATTGTTGTTATCCTGACTTGGTAAAAGCAAAAAAGCAGATGTCAATATGGGATTGTTATAGCCCAGCAACAAGGCATAGAATAGAATTAAAATGTAGGAGGGTTCATTACGATACTTTAATTATAGAAAAACCTAAGTATGAAGCCATTATGAATAAGTCAATAGAAAATAATGATATACCTATTTATATAAACTCTACCCCTAATGGGGTTTATAGATTTAATTTGACTAACTTTGACCCTATATGGCAAACAAAATATTTAAACAAAACAACAGATTTCAGTAATAGAAATGTAATAGCTAAAGAGGTTTTTATGTTACCTGTTATTGATGCAGAAACAATTTGAACAATGAATACAACAGAACGAAAAATACACTTAATAGAAGAAGCAAAATATTACTCTGACTTTAATTTGGTTGGTGAGCATATTATAAAAGCAAAAAAAGCAAAGCCAAAAAACAAAACTGTTATAGATATGTATAATTGTTGGCAGAATATAGGTTTTTTTGTGCATAGCTTAATCACTAAAGCAGAACACATAGAACATATAATTAGCGAATACAGGGCTGATAAATTAAGAGCAATAACTAGAGCTCGTAAAGCTGAGCAAGAAGTACAAAGCCTACAAAAAGAAATAGATAAATATAAAACTTTATATGGATAGCCTAATCACAGGATATATAGCTTTTAGGTTTTTGGAATGGTTAATTAAAAAAATTATTTATGAGTGATTCTATTAAAAAATGGGAAGAAATGACTGGCGGAGATAGATGGAGTATGGACTCAACTTACAGCTATAATGAAATACCAAAAGACCCAATAGTTGAAGACGTAATTAATAAAATGCGAGATCGTTCTAGGGATGGCGTTTTAAAATATAATACAACTTTAAATGATAGCCCTGATGGCTTTTATACTTTCCTAAACCATTTACAAGAAGAGTTGATGGATGCCGTATTATATATTCAAAAAATTAAAAAAATAAAATAGCTTTTTATTTGTTTGTTTAAAAATTGTTTATTACTTTTACATAGTAAAACAAAAACAATGAACAAGTATAATAGAGTAGTACACGAACAATTATTTAACGAGTGGCCAACAAAAGATATATTTGATTTAAAATATCATATAGAGGCCAAGGATACACAAAACTCACACGACGTTAGAACCTTAGAGGTGATAAAGGTTGTTTTATCTAAAAGGGCATAATGAATTACTGGGATTACGTTTACGAGAGTTATAGTATGGGCGAACTAATAAAAGGGATGAATGATACTAGCTTATTACAAGCCCAAAGAGATAGATACGAGAAAGAGTTCAACAAACGACTTGATAAAAAACTTATTGAAGTAGATGAGTTTGAAAAGCGTTGGGGTGAATGCACCAGTTCAAGGGCGATGCGTAAATATTGTACTGACATTAAATATAGACAAAGGGTACACCAATTTAACAAGGCGAGCGCTGATACAATTAAAAACCATTTTAACACGATATGATAACACTACTAAACGGCGAAAGCTGGGGCAAAGAAGAAATAATTACTCAAATGTATGATGACGAGTTTTATTATAATAAACTTGGAGTTGATAAAGCGTTAAGCACTAGCAGCCTCAGTCAACTATTAGATTCACAAGAAGATTTCTTAAGATATTTAAAAGGTAAAAAACAAAAAGAAAGCGAAGCGTTAAGAATGGGTAAGCTTGTTCACTGGGCTTACTTAGAGCCGGAAAAGTTTTATTCTTTAAAATTTGTAGATACAGAAAGGACAAACTCAAAAGCATTTACTGAAGCTGTTAGGGATTATGGAGAAGGAAATGTATTTAAAGAAAAGGAACAGCGTATAGCAGAACACTATGTTGACAGGCTAAACAACAAAGAAAAACTAAAAACAATTAGAAAAAAGTGTGATGTTGAAGTGCCTATGATTAAAGAACTTTTAGGCGTGCCAATAAGAGGCAAAGCAGATATGATTGATGATGACTGTTTGTATGACTTAAAAACTACAAGAGTTAACCCTAATGGCTTTAACTGGTGGAAGGTAAGGGATATGAACTATGATTTACAAGCTTTTATCTATTGCCAGTTATTTCAGCGTGATTACTTCGCTTGGATACCAGTAAACAAAATGAACGGACGAGTTGGTATTCGTTATGCTAGTAAAGAGTTAATTGAAAGCGGTGAGGAAAAGTTTTACAAAGCTATTGAAATATATAAAACAAAGTTCCAGGGAAAAACAATAGAAGAAATAGAAGATGCCTTGAGTATGGAATTAGATGAAGATGTAATAAACAAACCGTAATGAAATTATTTGAAGATAACTGGGGCGTAGACAATAGCCCAATAGATGAAACAGAAATAACGACAACGTTATTATATTTTAGCACAGAAGAATTAAAACAATTTAAGAAACTTTGTAAGTTAGGTATCAGAAAAGAGTTTGGTGAAGCTTACCAACAAAAAGGAAACTTGAGTGATTTTTTACTTAAAATATTAAATGAAAGATATGGAAGTTTATAAACTAAAAAGGGTTCTTGATAATAAGCAAGCGGCAAAACTTAAAACAAAATACTTGGACTCTAGCCATTATAATAAAATAATTACAAGTGATGCAGATGGTTATGATGCAAAC